TCAGCGCACGCCCAATAATGTGCGGGCTGCTTCCAATGTTGGTGTGTTGGTTTTGCCGCCATGTGCCTGCATCTGTGCCATGGCACTGGCGACCTGTTCGATGGCGTCCTGTAAATGTGCTTGTGCCAACGCAGGCTGATCCGGGATACGGACTGCCTTGGCCAGCGCCAGGCGCATGCAGGTACGCATTTCGCGTCCTGACAGCCCCGCCGACAGTTGCGTTGCTGAACGCAGTAGCGTCTCCCGCGCGTCAGCCAGCGGAATACCGGGCACCAACAGCTTCGCCCAGATAGCCTGCCGCTCCGGCTCGCCCGGAAGTTCGAAACCAACGTGTTGAGAGATACGGCTGACGAAGGCTGCGTCGTAATTTTTCGCAAAGTTAGTCGCAAAGATGACCACGCCTTCATGCCGCTCCAACTCAATCAGCAAGGTCGAGCGCATGGCGTTCACTTCGTTATCGATACCTTGGGTGACAGAGGACAAACGCTTGCCCAGCAAAGTGTCGGCCTCATCAAAAAACAACACCGCGTCTTCGGCCTGGGCACTGCGGAACACGCTTGCGATGTTCTTGGCGGTATCGCCCATGAACTTGCTTTCCAGGTCGGCGATGCTCACCAGCATGATCTTCTTGCCCAGACTGCCGGCAAACGCCTCGGCGGTGAGGGTTTTCCCTGTGCCGGGAGGACCATAGAAATTGAGGATCGTCCCCTTGCCGGCCGGATCTGCGGTGGCGAAACCCCACTCGATATAAATCGTGCGGTAGTGCTCGATCTTTGCAACGGCCTCCGCCAACTGCTGCTTGAGCTCGGCGGACATCACAACATCGCGCTCCAGCGTAAAGCGCGGTTCGACACACCGAAATTCCGCCTTAGCGGGCGTAGCAGGCTCCGGCGCCGGCTCGGCATCCAGGCCTTCAAGAAAGCTGGGGCGTATCTTGTTGCGCAGATAATCATTCGCTGACATAGGTTCGAGCCTTTGATCGATCAAGAAGATTGGGGGCGGTTAAGTGTTCCAGACGTGGAAGGCGTGTCGAACAAGCGAGCGACATAATGCGTCGCAACCAGCTGTGCGTGAGAGCTGAAGGGCGGGGAAGGGCGCTTGGCTAAGGGCAAGAGACACGTCCGTGTGTGAGAGAGGGGGTTGCACTCTGTTATCGGCGTGAGGGGGGTAAGCTTTAGCAAGGCCACTGGGGGAGGGTGGGGGGATGGAGGGGCAGATTTCTTGGAGGTAAGGGGGATTTAAAAATAGGAGGGGAAGCGTTTGAGTTTCTGGATTTCAGGCACAAAAAAAGACGTCCGTGGACGTCTTTAGATGATGAAATGGTGGGCCGGGGGGATTTGAACCCGCATCTGAATCTTGTTTTATAAGGCTTTCAGCGTTAAGGCTGTCTTTTTGCTGTCATTCGGAGCTCGGTCGTCACAAGTAGCCATTTCAACTCGCCGCTCGGCCGAAAAAAGTACTGTCTGAATATACAGTTTTTGTTATGATTTGCACAGGAACGAGCCATGCCGGTGGTGTCAAGGAAAAATTGACATTCGCTCTTGACTTCGGCAGACTCGCGCCTCATTTTGATATGTATTGGTTAACAAGGAGGGCAAAACGATGAGTAGAGATGCGCGTGCAGTTGCCCAGCAAATCCTTAACGAGTGCCGCGAGGTTGGGGATCCTGCTGTAACGCCTATGCAGCTACTGAAGCTTGTTTATATTGCGCACGGATACATGCTGGCAAAGCATGGCGTTCCGTTGATAAGCGAGCCTGTACAGGCTTGGCAATATGGCCCAGTAGTACGCAGTGTTTATCAGGCGGTTAGGGATTTTCGCTCCTCCCCAGTCACGCATGTTCCTTCAGCTCCGGTGGAAAACTTCGATCCATCAGAGCGTGCAGTGATGAGGGAAGTGGCTAGTATCTATGGTCGAGCAGACGGCGTGACATTGTCGGCTGCCACTCATAAGCCAGGTACACCCTGGAGCGTGACGTGGAGTAATCAAGGTCAAAATGCAGTAATATCCAACGATATGATCGAAGGATTTTATCGCTGGATTCTGGCTCAGCCTACTCACTCCATGCTATGAGTTCTGATGATAAGGGCGGGAATTCGCCGGAAGTACCACCAAGCGAATTTCAGCCCCCTTCTACCGGATCAAAATCGCCTCTTCTGGATGCAGATGTAGCTGCTGAAATTCGAGCTTTTACAGAAAACGAAGATCAAGCTAAAAGCGAATTTTTGCCGTCTTCTACCGCGTCCCAATCTCCATTGCTTGATCCCATCATCGCTGGCGAAGTCCAAGCGTTTGTTAATAACGAAGACCAGGCTCAGAAGCGAAAGCATGATGATGACATTCATGGAATGCGGATGTCTCATTCGCGATTCCTCCTCGGACTCGCGCTTGTGTGGATCTTCGTTATATTGGCGGTAGTCCTACTACAGGGGTTTGGACAGTGGTTTACGCCGCTTTATGATGGCTATAAATATATACCATTTAAGCTTTCTGATACTGTCGTTATTGCTTTTATTACTTCTACCACGGCGACAGTGTTGGGGTTGTATGGCATAGCTGCTTACTGGCTTTATGGTAAACCTAAGCAGGAAGTTAAAGTTGAGCCAAAAGCAGAGAAGAAACCCGGCGGTTAAGGCCGGGCTCTCTGGTGTGTGTAAGATTAGTTAATAGTCAAACAGGCCAATAGACCACAGGTTGTCTATGTTGGTTAGGTATGTTTTGATTTGATCATTCGACGTTTGAATAATCATACCTGTATCGTTTTCTATTGTTTCTATACTAAACGCCCAAGAGTCAGAATCAACGCTATTGCAAATGCTTTCCCATGTTTGCCGGAAAGCGGGGTGCCTAGCTTGTGCATTATTTTTGTCAACAATAATCGTTACGCCGCCCTTCCGCTCGCCAATGAATCGTACCGGAGAGAGGATACCCTTAACTAGCGCGCGCTCCAAAACTTCTATTATTCGATCATCATGATCTTCATCCCAAATTAATCCAATTCGCTGGATTTTGGATTCGCTCATGAAGTTAAGATGCTCGTCACGCTGCTGCAAAGTGCTTAACACTGAGTAGTGGGCGCCTCGACCGATTTTTCCGATGGGAGATTGTTCATCGTATTCAGTGTGAAAAAATTTTGAATAGTTCATTGAAAGGCTCTTTATGCAGTTTCATTGCAGTAGACAATCTTTTCGGGATCGCCATGTTCGGACACTTAACTTATCTCATTTTTCACAATCGTCAACCTCAGTAGATCTTCAGCGCCACTCCACAACAGTTCGGCTTTGCTTCCTGCGGCAAGGTCTGCGGACGGCATCCACCTGCCATACACCCTGGCAATCATAGTCCAGTCGGTGTGGCCCATCTGTTTAGCAACCCACATAGGGTGCTCACCTGCAGATAGCATCATTGAGGCGAAGGTGTGGCGGGTCTGATAGGGGCGGCGGTAACGGACATCAGACTTCGTCATCGCCGGCACCCACACGGTCTTACGAATCGGTCCATCGCCCGCCCACCGCTTCAACGTGCGCGGGTTTTGGAATACCTCTGCATTTGCTAAAAACGTGTGCGTTTTCTGAGCATTCAACGCTTCGAGCGCAGGCCTGAGGAGCTTCACGCTTCGGCGTCCGGCGGCGGTCTTTGTAGTTTCTGCTTTTCCCTTGCTGGCCTGAGTTATCGCGCGGCTAACCATGATTTCTTCGCGCTGCCAGTCAATATCGCCCCAATCTAATGCTACCAACTCGCTTGTACGCAGCCCTGTCCACAGAGCGAACTGAATCATATTACGAGCCTGGCCGGAGAGTACGCTCAGGATTTTTTGCTGTTCGTCTGGATTGAAAGGATCAATGTCATCTTCTTTTGGCGGCCCCGCCTTGCGTGAGTAAGTCCAGCCTGCCAACGGGTTCAGTTCTATCAGCTCTTCTTCAACCGCATCGGATAGCGCCGATCGCAGGCAGCTCTGGATATTGCTAAGCGTTTTGTTGCTGACTTCGAGTGAGTCGAGCCAGTCTCGAACGGCCTTTCGCTTTAAGTCCACAAGCATTGTGTCACCCAGAGCTGGTATCAAACGCAAGGTGACTAGCTTTCGGTAGCCGTCGAAGGTGCTGCTGGCGACGTGCTTTTCCTTAGCATTAAGCCACCTAGTCAAGAAACCACTTACCGTCTCTCTTGAAGCCTCAGGTGCAAACTTTGCCGCGCGGGCCGATCTTGGAAATGTCACCGAGTAGTCGAAGGTGCCAATCGATATCGCATGTTCGATCGCAGCCTTATGTTGCTCGGCTTTCTTCAGGTTAGTGGCGGTGGGCTTGAGCGTGATCCGCTCGCGGCACCTGATGCCCCGATACATGAACGTGATTTCGATACTCGAATCGGAGACTGCCCGAACTCCCCGCCCACCTCTACCCATGATTCATACCCCTCCACGTCAATCAGCGTCCGGCCATCCGGCGCCCTGGTCCAAATTTCACCGAGCCGCCAGATCCCATCGCGGATTTTTGAGCGAATTGCGTCTTCTGTGTAGCCAGACTCGCTGGCGAACTTCCTGATGGTCACGTAGCGCATAAGCCTCATCGCTCCACGGGTAACCGCGTGGCATTGCAATCTAAAAGTTCTGAAACGTGCGTATACCCCATAAAAGGCTGCGCGGGCGGGTGGCCCGAAGCGGTAAGCGTTGCATCACTGACCGCTGCCCTGCGCAGCTTTTCGTGGGGTATACGTGCCTCGGTAGTGGCGCTGGAAGGAGCAGTAATGCCTGCTGCTACGCAGCAGAGACTGTTTGTTACTGGCGTGTCGACACCACTGGTGCTGCGGAGCAAAGCGGCACCAGCGCTGATGTTTTCCTGTTGGTTTTTCATGCCGCTTTCCTCCGATGTTCGATAGCGAGTTGGTCCATCAGACGCTGGTGATAGGCGAGTCGGGCTTCTGCGGCTGGCCATGGACGGATGGTTTCAGCCATGGGTTGTATGCCGACCAAGCAATCCCAGATAGCCGGATCGGTTGGCATGAGGTCGCGGCGTTCGGTGGCCAGCGCAATCAAGTCGGCCTGGTGGACGCACGCAGGAAGTTCGGCAGCGATGTCGAAGCGCTGGCACACGCGTTGCCATATCCAGTCTTCAAAGTCCTGGTATGCATGTATCCACTGCTTAAGTGGCTTGGTCATGTCGCCCAGGTATGCCTCTGGCGCGTCATGGAGCAAGGCAGCTAGCTTGTGTTCTTCCGGCACCAGCTCGGCGACGATGCAACTGTGTTGCGCCACGCTGTAGAACTCGCGGGTATGCCCGTTGAAGCGGCAGAGGTGTGCCAGTGAGTGGGAGATGTCCCGGGGATCGATCATGTCGGCGTCAGGTTCGAACAGGTCAAAACGTTTGCCGGTGTGGGTGAGGATCCAGTTCATGCGGCCTCCTTCACGAGGTCGGTCAGCAGCAGAGCGTTGTCAGTTGCCTTGTGCAATTCACGCAGGGCGTCGTAACCGATCAGCGATTTCAACTGCCGGTCGAACTCTTTGTTATGGCGAGTCACTGCGCTCAGTTCCTTCATGGCCTTGGTGTACTGCTGTTGCAGTGTTCCGGCAGCCTGGGGCGTCAGACGCAGCATTGGGATTGGGCGGCTCATGCTGGATCCTCCTGGTGAAAGGAGCCCAACTCTTCGGCCATGCTCAAAGCGTGGTCGCGCAAAACCAGTGCTTGAGTTGCATGGCCTTCCGATTTGATTGCGTGGAAGAAATCGGCGGCGAGTTTGAGTTTTCCCGCTATGGCCAGAAGGATCTGACGGTCCTGGGGTTCCCTGATCAAAATCAGTTCCAGGCGTTCGCATCGGCGCGTGGCCTTTTCAAGAGCGGTAGCACTCGACGACTCGCCCTCCTCAATGCCCTCGATATAGCCCCTGCCGTGGCCGTCGTCGTAGCCTTCGCTCCAGCCATCCTTTAATCCTCCTCGATACCCGACCCAGTACAGAATGGCGAGTGCAATCACGAAACTGATCAATGCGAGAACTTCAAATGCTGTCATGTGGTTTGCTCCTACTATTGTGTTCCGCTTGGCTGGTGGTGCAGCGGTTGCGGTGGTTTAGCTGTTGTTGGGCGTATCGGTTAACGTGTGAGATTGAGTGTTTGCCATCTCCTCGTCTGCGGCATCCGCCTGTGTATCAATGAAGATGGCCAGATGGCGGATGTCGATGAAGCGGGAACGCTTGGCGCTGGTATCCAGGGTGGTGATGGGTAGCGCCACACGGCCACTCGTTAGTGCGCGAGTGAAGTTGTCCTGGTTGAGATTGCTGAAATAGCGTTCGCGTACCTGTTCGAAGGGGACGAGCAGATCCCCAAAAATTCGGTACAGCAGCTCAACCGTTTGACTTCTGGGCGCTTTCGGCAGGCGCAGTTCGCGCTGTACGGAGGCCGTCATGCTGCGTTGGCCTTATCTACTTGCGCTTGGAGACTGCCGAGCGTCAATTTTCCGGTTTTACGTTGCGGCGCTGCTTTGGTATGAGGTTGGTGGCTTTCTCGAATGTCGCGGTTGATGGCTGCCAGCGCTGTGCGTGCTGTGCTACCAAAGGCCACGAAACGCGGCAGTGGGGAGGTGCTGTCGAGTGGTTCGAGCACGGCACCTAGTTCAACTCCCTCAATGCCGTAGCCAAGGCGCAGCATGGCGCGAGCACGGTAGTTGGGGCCGAGATCGATGACGAGCTGGTCGAGAGCAGCCGCCAGTTGTAGGTGCTCGATTTGCAGTGGTGCGCCAGTGATGGTGAGGGAAACGTCGGCGGCGGTGGCCGCTAATGTCAGGTTGGCCAGAATTTTCTCAGGGGTACGGCGTTCTTCGGGCAGGTTCAGCAGCTCGATCAGTAGGGTGTCAATCAGTTTGCGGTCCATATGTGTTACCTCGGGGGTGGTTCCAGGCGATCTCGACGTGAGTGCGCACCAGCTCGCGTAGGTGCTCCGGTACTTCTGCCAGCGCGGCGATGCGTTCCTCACGGGTTCGCATCGCCGTGATCTGGCGGGCGTACTGGCGCGGCCATGCTTCGGGCTGTCTCATTACGCGACTTCTCGCGGGTCGGGCACGGCGGGTGGGGCTGGGCGCTCAATACCAATTTGCTTGGCCAGCCAGGAGATGCCGATATCGGTCACGCGCGTGGTGCGCTGGTATTGCATGCCGTACTTCTCGTGAAACCAGCGGCCCTCACGGGTGACCAAGAAGTCTTTGGTTGCGGCTGGGTTAGCTGGCAGATTTTTTTTATCCAGCAGACCTTTGTCGCGCATGCGTTGCATCAGCTCGCGGTGACCCAGACCTAGGCGTTCGGCTACGCGCTTGAGGGAGAGGCTCATGGCGGCACCTCACGCGGCGGATGCGAGGCTATTGCGGTAGCCCTGCAGGAACTGGTTGAGGTTTTCAGCCAAGATTGCGTAGGCGCGCTGGTTGTCGGCGGGCAGGGTGAGCACGCAGCCGGCGTTGTCGAGCTCGATCTTGGCCGTACTGCCGCCGTGACGGTTGCGCTGGATCTGGATCGAGGGCTCCAGTTCGTCAGCGATCAGATGGTAAATGCCGCGCCCACGTCGGATTGCCAGACGTAGGGTGGCTTCGATATCACTGACAGCCTCATGCTCATCTACGTCGGGCACGCCGGTAGGGCTGCGGCCATTGGCGATACCTTCGATAAAGCTCGCTACGCGCGTGGCGTTGTTTTTGCGGTGCTTATCGAGGGTGACTGAGGTATTGCGCGTTCCGCAGATGCGCACCATTACCGTGATGCCAGCAGTGCATTGCTCGATCTCGACCTGGGCCGGTACGGAATGGCGATCATCACGCGTGTGCAGGGTGTGATTGAAGGTTCCGCTTAGGTGCACCTGAGCCTGGAGGCGAATATAGGCGGCGGCGTTGAGAGATAGTCTGCTCATGCTGCTGTCTCCTGCGCCAAGTCCAGTTTTTTGAGTACGTAGACATAAGCGCGTGGGGCGTTGTGCAATGTGCTGCCCATACGGGTGCGCTTGTAACCGAGCAGTTGTAGGCAGTGGCCCACGGCCATTTGAGTACCCTTGTCAAAGGATAGGTTCATGGCCTCTATCACCTGCTGATTGGTGATGCCTTGCGGCCAGTTGTTGGCAACAAGGTGTGCGCGAAGGTTTTGCTGCAGCTCGTAGTGTTTGCGATGTGGTGCTGGCAGGTCTGTGCCCTCCAGCCAGTCGGATGCGCCCAGCTCGCCGGCCAGGTCTACCCCAGTGGCTCTTTCGGCTGCCTGATTGGCACGAGTGGCGGCTAGGCGGCGGGCCATGCCCAGGCTGCGCGCGGTGGTGAATAGGGCGCGAAACACACGTCCAGCACTGACGATCTGGTCGGCCTCGACATGGGCCGCCATTGGCGCGTCTGTTGGGTCGTTGGCCGGCTTGGCGGTGGGCATTACATAGGCCCCATGTTTACGTAGGGAGGGCAGTACGTCATGGGTTACCCAGCGTTTGAAGCGTTTTGCTTCTGCTTTTCGGCTGCCAAGCACCAAGCTGTACAGGCCCGGTTCGTTGATGACCGTCATTTCTTGGTTGCCACCAGGGGTGTGAATTGAATTCACTCCCTTTTCATCGACGTCGAGTCGTTCGAGTGCTTTACGGTCAAGCTGGAGAGCACTGAGCACGTCAGTTGCAACGAACCAAGGTTCGCCGTTGACCATCAGTGCGCGGACTTCGTGGCTCTCGAAGACGTATTGGATAGGCAACGTCATCAGGCAGCCCTCCCGCCATCGTTGGGATCGAGCGGTGCCGGTTTGGTGCTAGTGGTGGCTTTGCGTTTGGTGGTGGCGAATGCGCAGCCGTAGGTTACGGCTAGCCGGCGCACCTCGAAAACGCGGCTTTCTGGGCACGTTGGGAGTACGTGCAAGGTTGCGGTTTGCATGGGTATTGCCTCGCTCTGTGGTGTGAGAGTGAGGCAAAATTAGCAACAGCTAAATTTTTATGCAATAGCAAATGCTAAATTTAAATGTCGATGTATTTTGACGACTTCAAGATTGCGGCTACGTAGTGGACTTTTTCGACGAGATGCTCATCCAAAAAGATCGGAGGATAGCCGTCGCTAATGCTGTCGAATCTATATTGTCCGTCTCGGAGGTAAATGAACTCCTTGACCATAGACCTGCCATCCATTGTTTTTACGAGCACCTCGTCGCCGGTCTGATAGCGATGATTTGGTTCAATAAGAACAAACTCCCCGCTTTTGATGCGTGGGTGCATGCTGCTACCCACCATTTTGAGGCCATAGGCGTCGGGGTCGGAGCTGACTATATCTATGTAGCCATCACCATGTCCGGCTGGGTAGTCAAGGGCGTCAAAGTAACCATCAGATCCCAGCATAGCTTTACCTACTACGGGCACCGGTGCTGCCTGGCGGTTCTTAGCGGACCACTCCCTTTCCTCGGCAGCACGTTGGGCGGTTTCGTTGATCGCCGCGTTGAAAAACGCGGGATGGGGAAGTGTTGGCGGTTTGAGATCAAGTGCTAGCCATTTTGCCGTTATGCGGTTCTGGTCTGCTGCAGAGTAATTGCCTGTCGTGAGGAGTTCTGCCGGAACAGCTAATTTTTTAGCAAGATTCATCGCAGCGCGATCCCCTAGCGTCCGATGACCGTTAAGGATCTGCGAAAGATAGGAGGCGTCAACATCGGTATGAGCTCCTGCAAAATCCTTCAGCTGGTTTTCACCAATGAGGGCCTTGAGGATGGTTAAGCGTTTTTCGTAAATATCCATATGCAAATCATGTATCTACCGTTAGCAGCTTGTAAATTACACTCTGCTATTGCGTGGTGGATTAGCGTTTGCTAATCTCGGGCTGTTCTGGAGGTGAACATGACTCTACTCGACTACTTAAAGGGTTTGGATGCGGCGCAGCTCGAAGCATTTGCCGCTTGCTGTGGCACATCGGCAGGACAGCTTAAGCAAATTGCCTATGGTAATCGTCGATCCAATGCGGGTCTCGCAATTGCTATTGATAGGCAGACCACTGGCCGAGTGACTTGTGAATCGTTACGTCCCGATATCGATTGGGAGTATTTGCGAATGCAGGGACATACGTCTGTTGTTGCGGATGCCTCAGCTCAAGCGGCTTAGAAAAAAGGCGACCTAAAGGCCGCCCAGTTCCTCCCGGCACACACCACCACAGTGCTGTCGGGTCGCGATAAAGGTAGGCGGGCAAACCACATGCAAACCGCCTCTCTTTACCGCGCTGCCAAGGCACGGATGCCTTGGGTTGCCTGCTAACCCACCACGGTCTGCAGGCTGTAACGGCAAGGTACATGCGGAGCGTGTGCCTTGCCATTGGGGTGCAGCCGGAGTTTCTACCACAGAGCGCCCGGCTGCATGCGACCACCTGTGAGTGACCACGGCGCAACTGTATCAAACAGGCACGCGGCGGTCACTGGCAGAGTTTTTGGAGTTTTGCCATGAACCGTAAACAGTTCAATTCCATTGAGCGCGCACGGCGTTCGCTGTTGACTCTACCGCAAGCTTTGCTCCACGCCGCACGCGATTATCCTGGCGGTGCCACAGCCATTGCCGCCATCGACGGCGGCAACGCCACCACGCTCAATCATAAGCTGAGCCTGACCAACACCAGTCACACGCCAAACATTGGCGATCTTGAATTGGTGCTGGATGCCACGCGCGATCCGCGCATTGTAGATGCGTTACTGCATCCCATCGGTTGGGTGGGGATCGACGTTTCCGAGTTGAGCGACACCGACACGGCGCAGACGCTATTGGCCGGCATTGGCGAGTTGCTTTCTCGTGAGGGGGAGTTAGCCACGCATGTATCTACCTCATTGTCCGATGACAGATTGGACGATGACGAGCTGGCTGAGTTTGAACTGCTGGCTGAGCGCATGGTGCAGGCGGTGTTCAAGTTGCGCGCGGTGCTCCGCAAGAAGCATGCGGAGGATCTAGCCTATGTCTGACAACGCAGATATTGCCGATAATGTTATCGCCCTTAATCTTGCACTGGCCCTGGCAGCGAGACCTACTGCCAACCCAGGCCAATGTGCTCTTGAGTGTGTTGACTGCGGGGAGGATATTCTTGAGGCTCGGCGGCTGGCGCTGCTTGATCGCGGCTGTACACGCTGCACTGACTGCCAGGAGTTGGCTGACCTGCGCGGGGTACGGGCATGACTAATCATGAATTGCTCGATGATGTGTTGGCCCAGTTGCAGGACTACGGGCTTAAACCAGAAACCCCGCTGGTGATTGGTAAGCGAACGCGTTGCGAGTGCGACGGCGACAAGGCTCCGGAAAAAACTGGTTGGTATGTGATCTATGACCATCTGACTGGCGGCAAGACACTGTATTGCGGTGCGTTTGGTGACTGGCGCCAAGGTGAAAAGGGAAGTTGGCAGAAGATCAAGGTCAAGGGTGGCCGGTTGAGCGCTGAGGATCGTGCGGTGATGCGGGCGCGGGCCGAGGAGGGCCAGCGTAAAGCGGCTGAGGCCGGGGCGCGCAAGCATCGAACTGCCGCGCGCCGTGCTGCGGGCATGTGGAAGCATTTGGAGGTAAAGGGCCATTGCGCATATCTGGATGCGAAGCGTGTGGCCGGGTTTGGCCTGCGTTATAAGCTCAAATCGGGCTGTGCCCTTGTACCAATGCGCAGTGTGAAAACCTGGGAGGTGATCGGCCTGCAGGTGTTGTTCCCTGAAGTGCAGCCCAAGCTGGGGCGTAATAAGACCTATTGGCCGGCGGGCTTGGAGAAAGAGGGGGCAGTGCATTTGATCGGCCCTGAACCTGAACCTGGCGATGTGATTCTTGTGTGCGAGGGGTACGCGACCGGCGCGAGCCTGCATATGGCCACCGCACTGACGGTAGCGGTGTGCTTTGATGCTGGCAATCTGTTGCCGGTGGCGCAGGGGTTACGGGTGCGTTATCCCGGTCGCCCGCTGTTATTCTGTGCCGATGATGATTGGAAAACCCAGGTGCAGGGTAAGCCGTTCAACACGGGTAAGGTGAAGGCGGAAAATGCGGCGGTGGTCGTTGGTGGCCAGGTGGTATTGCCGATTTTCGATAATGACCGTGAAGCTGGTTGGACGGATTTTAATGACCTGCATTGTGCTGAGGGTTTAGATGCGGTGCGCCGCCAGGTGTTGGCGCTGGTGAGGCCGGCGACTGATGCCGGATGGCATGAAAAGCTGCTGCGGTCTGCTAAGGGCGGGATTCTGGCGCACCCTTATAACGTCGGATTGATTCTGGGTAATGACTCGCGCTGGAGCGGGGTGATTGCGTGGGATTCGTTCGCGTCGAAAATCATTAAGGCGCGCACTCCGCCGTTTGGTGGCAGTGCAGGTGACTGGGAGGATATCGACGATATCAAGGTAATGATGTGGCTTGCCGAGGTTTACGGGTTGTCTGTGAAGTCGCCGAATGTGTTTGAGGCGGTGAACTCGGTTGCGCATGACAATGCTTTTCATCCGGTGCGCGAGTATCTGGATGGATTGGTGTGGGATGGCGCACCGCGACTGGAGCGATGGCTACAGGATCGGCTAGGTGTTGCGGACAGTGAGTACACGCGCAAGGTTGGGAAGCGTTGGTTGCTGTCTGCCGTGGCACGGGTGTTCCGGCCTGGCTGTAAGGTGGATGTGATGCTCATTCTGGAGGGGTTGCAGGGTGAGGGTAAGTCGACGGCAGCAGCTGTGCTTGCCGGGAAGTGGTTTATGGATACGGCATTCGATATGAGCAGTAAGGATGCGTATCAGGCGATCCGGGGTAAGTGGATTATTGAGATGGCGGAGCTGGATGCGCTGAATAAGTCCGATACAACGAAGGCCAAGCAATTCGTTTCATCGGCTACGGACCATTACCGAGAGAGCTACGGGCGGCGGCATTTGAGTGTGCCGCGCCAGAGTGTATTTATCGGCACTACTAACCAGGATGAGTACTTAAAGGATGACACGGGTAACCGCCGTTATTGGCCGGTGACCTGTACGAAGGTGGATCTGGATGGCCTGCGGGCCGAGCGTGATCAACTTTGGGCCGAGGCGGTAGCCTGTTTTCGCGCGGGTGATATTTGGTGGGCTGAGCGTGAAGAAAACGAGCTGTTTGCGGCTGAGCAGGATAAGCGCTTCCAGGCAGATATGTGGGAAGAACCAGTGGTTCACTACTTGGCAGCCAAGCATATCGGCGAAACAGTGACGGGCGCGCACCTGTTGCAGCAGGCGCTGAATATCGACCCGAGCCACTGGGGCAGACCTGAGCAGATGCGGATCGGTAAGATTATGCATCGGTTGAAATGGCCGCGTCGACGCCAGACTAGCGGCCACGGTGGCGTGCGTGGTTATGAGTATGTGAAACCGGTCAATTGGAAGCGCGGGACGGTTGAGCCCAGGCAGGAGACTGCATTTTGATCCCTGAAATGGATGAGATGTTGAAGTTGTGGGCGCTCGATATGCATGGCTGTGGAGGTGCAAATGGATCTGCTAGCACCATGTTGGGCCAGTTGATGGATTGCAAGGGAGAACTTATTCGTGGCACACGCGGTGGTTCGAGGATGCTGCTGCCATGGAGTGCGGACATTGAGGTGATAGTAAATAAGCATCTGTCTTGGCAATTGGAGCAGGTGGTGTACGAGCAATACCTAAACCGTGAGAGCGCAGAGCGTCAGAAGTGGGCGCATTGCGGATGCGGGCGTACGCAGTACTATGAGCGCTTGCATGCTGCCCATCTGGAGATCGCAGGTATGTTGCTGGAGCGCGCAGCGTGATCATGCTGTTTGGCCGGCCTGGCCTATTGGTGTTATTGCTGGTGGAGCAGGCGCAGACCGCGCCAATCGGGGCTTTGACCTTCCGTCCTACCTTTTTCGGGATTTCCCCGCGTAGTGCGTGCACACTCGTACGCGCGCGTCACGCGCAGCGTTTATTAATCTCTCTCTATACGGGGGAAAAGGTAATAAATAGTAGGACGGTAGGTCAGCGCTTTGATTCTTGGGGGCTGCAATTGGCGCACCTGTCTTTAGTTGTGTGGGGCAGGTCGGTCACTGCCCTGCGGGGCCATAGCCAGTTACGTTATATGTCCGTTGATGGCCGTTGATTGCCTGTATATGTCCGCTGATTGCCGTTGATGGCCGTTGATTGCGGGATGGCAGCGTTAAACGCTTGCTGCCACCGGACTGGAGGGGTATAAATCAGTCATGTTCAGAGAGGTACGCAACCAGCGACCTCACCACAAACCCGGCCCTCGCGCCGGGTTTTCGCGTTTATGAGGCCGGGAAATGACGAACGAACAGCAAGCGCTGGCAGAAATGCCGATCTGGTTAGTGATCGTCCTGGCCCTGGTGGGCGGTGTGTCGGGCGAGATGTGGCGCGCGGACAAAGAAGGGGCGCGGGGTTGGGCGCTGATTCGACGGCTGGCCCTTCGGTCCGGCGCCTGCGTGGTGTGCGGGGTGTCAGCGATCATGCTGCTGTACGCGGCGGGCATGTCGATCTGGACCTCTGGCGCACTTGGATGTCTGACAGCAATGGCGGGCGCAGACGTTGCCATTGGGTTGTATGAACGTTGGGCCGCCAAGCGGCTGGGCGTGCGCGAGGTTTCTGCCGATGTCCAGTCAGAACAATGAACGTCGCGGCAGTAGCACGGAGCGCGGTTACGGGTACAAGTGGCAGAAGTCCCGCGATGGGCATCTGCGGGAGAACCCCTACTGCACGATGTGTTCGACTGATCAGCGGCCCGTCGCGGCAACAGTCGTCGACCACAAGATTGCGCCCAAGCTCAAGGACGCCAAGGACAGTGGTGATCCGGTGCGGCTCAAGGCGGCATGGAAGCTGTTCTGGAACCCGGCGAACTGGGCGAGCCTCTGCAAGTTCTGTCACGACTCGACCAAGCAGCGGATGGAGCGGACCGGCACGGTCCCAGGCTGCAACCCTGACGGTCGCCCCGTGGATCCCGGCCATCACTGGAACCGGTGACCAGGGGGCGAAAACGCACCAAAAAATGGCACTCCCCAGGGTAGGGGGGGTGAAAAACTTTTTCCGGGATTCGTTCTAGACCGCTCGCCCCCCTCCGTGCGCAACGTCGGGATAAATGAGGGAGGGGGGGTATCAACAGGTAGGGGTTATTTTTATGGCCGGAAACGGAAATTCGGGGCGCCCTGGAAAACCAGCGGCGCTCAAACTGCTGCAGGGAAATCGTGGTCGGGAAAATATCAGCGACCTGCTGGCCGAAGTCGCGGCGCCGTCGGTTCCGGTCGGCGCACCGCCCATGCCCGATGTGCTGTCTGCTGAGGCCATCGCTGAATGGGAGCAGATAGTACCTGCGCTGATTTCGTTGGGCATCGTTTCGCAGCTGGATGCCATGGCGCTGGCCACCTACTGCCAGGCTGCCGCTGATTGGCGCCGCTATCAGCGGTTGATCATGAAGCGCAACGAAGCCTCAGATGATGACCTGGGCGGTGAAATCCAGACGTTCAAAACCGGCGCCCAGCAAATGCACGTACTTCGCCAGCTTGCGAATGACGCGGAAAAGCGCGCCAACACCGCTGGCGCGCAGTTCGGTCTGTCGCCCGTGTCCCGACGTAACCTGAAAACGTCGGCGGCGCCGCAAGGTGAGCTATTCCCCAATGACCAACGAGACGCTGCAGACAAGTACTTCAACTGATGATCGCATCAGCGCGTTCGCCCTGGCGGTGTTGTCCGGTGAAACAGTCGCCGGCCCAGATGTCCGCAACGCCTGTAAACGGCATCTGCTTGACCTGGAACACGGCCCGTCTCGCGGCCTGATCTGGGATCTGGCCAAGGCCAACCGAGCCATCGGTTTTTTTGAAGAGGTGCTTTGCCTCAACGGTGGCGACTACGAAGGCATGCCCTTCCTGTTGGCCCCGTGGCAAGCGTTCGTCATCGGCAGTTTGTTCGGCTGGATGACCGTGGACGGGTTCCGCCGCTTTCGTCTGGGCTACATCGAAACCGGTAAAGGCTCGGGCAAAAGCCCGCTGGTGGCCGGGATCGGCCTTTATGGCCTGGTATCTGATGGTGAGCAGCGCGCCGAGATCTATGCCGCTGCGACCAAGCGCGACCAGGCGATGATCTTGTTTCGTGATGCCGTGTCGATGGTCGACATGTCGAAAAAGCTCAGCTCACGACTGGTGCAGTCGGGCCGGGATGAAAAGGTCTGGAACCTGTTCTACCCCAATACCAATTCGTTCTTCAGGCCGATCAGTGCCGACGAAGGCAAGTCAGGCCCACGGCCCCACATCGGCTTGCTGGATGAAGTGCACGAACACAAAACCGCCGCCACCGTGAACATGATGCGCGCCGGTACCAAGAACCGGCGCAAGGCCATGGTGGTGATGATCACCAACAGTGGCTCCGACAAGAAAACCGTCTGTGGTCAGTATCACGACTTAGGCGTGCGGATCTGCGCCGGCATTGAGGACGACGACAGCTTCTTCGCCTTCATCTGTTCGCTCGATGAGGGTGACGATCCGTTCAGGGACGAGAGTTGCTGGGCGAAGGTTAACCCCTCGCTCGAGCACATCGCCGAGGGGCAGACCGATGGCATCCCTGGTCGCAAGTACCTGCGCGAGCAGGTGAAGGCCGCGCGGGGGTTGCCGGCTCAAGAGTCGGTAGTGCGCCGCCTGAACTTCTGCGAATGGACCCAGGCCGATGCGCCGTGGATTTCCTGGGCGGTTTGGAAACAGGCAGAAGAGCGCGTGCCGATGCGCATGTTGCGCAACCGCCGGTGCGTTGGCGGACTGGATTTAGCGAGCACCACGGACTTGACGGCATTCGTTCTGTTGTTCTGGCCGGCACCGCACGATCCGCACTGGCGGTTGTTGCCGTACTTCTGGATTCCAGACGATGACCTGCAAGGGCGTGAGGATCGCGACAAGGTGCCTTATGCCATGTGGGTCAAGGCCAAACACCTTGAAACCACTCCAGGCCGGGCGATCAGCAAGCTGCATGTGTTGCGGCGCCTGGTAACGATCACCGCCTACTTTGGCGTTGAGCGCATCGCGTATGACCGTTGGCGGATCGAAGACCTGCTGCAGCTGATGTCCGAGTACGACATCACGCTGCCGGAGATGGTGGGTTTTGGCCAGGGATTCAAGGATATGGGCCCGGCTGTTGATGAGTTTGAACGGCGCCTATTGGGCCTGGCCCCTGAGGAAGAGGGCGTGACTGACCTCGATCCTAGTGAGTGGGAGCTCGTCGAAAGCGAGACAGTCGAAACCTTGCGGCATGACGGCAACCCGGTGATGACCTGGAACGCCGGCAACGCGGTGATCGTCTCCGACCCGGCCAACAATCGCAAAGCCGACAAGGCCAAGGCGACGGGCCGCATCGACGGCATTGTCGCCTCCATCATGGCCACCGGCATCAGCAGCAAGTCCGGCGGTGCGAGCGGTACATCCATTTATGACGAAGGGATCAGTATATGAAATTGGTCATCCTGTCCTGGCTATCCGGCTTGCTGGGCTTCGGTCTGCTGGTCGGTGGCGTGGCGATGATGCATGTGCCCGCTGCGTGTGTTGTAGCGGGTGTTGGGCTGATTGCCTGGTCCCGGCTGGCGGATCGTGCAGCTGCTGCACTGAAACCTAAACCCAAAGGAGGTTGAGCATGTTCTTTTCAAGCGTGCTCGGCGAAAGTCGCGGCAATCTCACGGAAACAGGTAGTGGTTTCTGGCGCGGCCTTATTGGGAGCGGACGCAACAGCACTGGCGTGAAGGTCACGCCGGAGACGGCGCTGGGTCTGCCGATCCTGCAAAACTGCGTCACGCTGCTGGCTGAGACCATGGGCCAGTTGCCATGCGAGATGTACAAGCGGCTGGACAAAGGCCAGCGAGAAGCGGCGATCAACCATCCGGCGTATGACGTTCTTCGATACCAGCCCAATGGCTTTCAGACGCCGTACGAATACATGGAGTGCATGCAGGGCGCTGCGGGCTTGCGGGGCAACGGTTACAGCTTCATTGACCGTCGGGATGATGGCAACGTACTGGCGCTGTGGCCGCTGTGTAACGACAAGGTGCAGGTGCTCAAGGGCGGCGACATGCTGCCGTATTACCGAATCGGCGGCGGTGAAGCACTGCCGATGCGCATGATTCACCATGTGCGGTGGTTCAGCACCAACCACTACGTTGGGCTTTCGCCGATTGAGGTTCATGCGGAATCAATAGGACTGGCCCAGGCCGTAAGGCAGTACACGGGTAAGAGCTTCGCCAACGGTGTGACGGTATCTGGCGTGATCGAAAGACCGCGTGAAGCACCGCCCATCAAGGATCAGAGCAGCATCGACAAGATCGTTGATCAATGGGGGCAGAAGTTCGGCGGCATGGACAACGCCAAGAAGGTGGCCTTGCTGCAAGAGGGCATGACCTTCAAACCCGTCTCCATGAACAACGTCGACGCCGAGGTGCTTGGGATCCTCAAAACCACCGGTACCGATATCGCCAGGATCTACAAGATCCCGTTGCCGATGGTCAACGACCTGGAGAAGTCCAACTACAACACCCTTGAGCAGCTGATGATTCAGTTCGTTGTGTTCGCGTTGTTGCCGTGGGTCAAGCGCCATGAACAGTCGATGATGCGCGACTTCCTGTTGTCTGCCGATCGGCGCAACTACTTCATCGAATTCAACCTGTCCGGGTTGCTGCGGGGTGATCAGAAGAGCCGGTACGAAGCCTATGCCATCGGACGGCAGTGGGGGTGGCTGAGTGCCAATGACATCCGGCGCTTGGAAAACATGCCGCCCGTTCCTGGCGGTGACATCTACATGCAGCCGCTGAATATGGTTGACGCAGGTAAAAGCGGCGGCGACTTGACCAACCCGGCTGTGCGCGCGCAACTCGAAATGCAGCACGCTGAAATTGAGAGGATTCTGGCGCAATGAAAAATTACCTTCGAGCCTCCAGCCTGCTGTTCAATCAGCCGCTGTTGGTGATGCCTGATATGTTGGACCTGGGCGTTCGCTGGGCCAACCAGGTGATGAGCTTGAACATCGTCAACATCGGCGCCCAGGGTGCTCCCGGCCTGTGGTCGGATGACGGTATGGACCGCATCGCCCAGCGCGAAGAAGAGCGCCGAACGGCGATCGCCCGCACGGGTATCGAGGTGATTCCGGTCAGTGGCGTGTTGGTCAGTCGTGGCAGCCATATCGGCATGTGCGAGACGATGACCAGCTATGAACAGCTGCGCAGCCAGATCCGCAACGCGGTTGCCGATCCAATGGTCGAGCGGATTGTGCTGGACATCGACAGTCCCGGTGGTTCTGCCGTAGGGGCGTTCGAACTGGCGGCAGATATCCGCGCGATGTCCCAGCAGAAGCCCATCACCGGCATTGTGAACTTCATGGCCTACAGCGGCGGTTACCTACTCGGCTCTGCCTGTAGCGAACTGGTGGTGAGCCAGACCAGCGGTGTCGGCTCCATCGGGGTTATCGCCAGTCACATGGACCGCTCCAAGATGGAGGAGGGCATGGGCGTCAAAGTGACCACGGTGTTTGCCGGGGCACACAAAAATGACCTCACACCTCACGAGCCGCTAAGTGATCAGTCGCTTAAGTACCTCAACGATGTCGTACAAGAGAGTTACCAGCTGTTCGTCAATGCCGTGTCGGAGTACCGGGGGCTGTCTGCTCAACAGGTGATTGCCATGGAAGCCGGGTTGTATCGAGGTCAGGCCGGCATCAGCGCTGGCTTGGCCGATCGCCTGCAGAACCCGCAGCAGGCCGTCGATGATCTTTCCCACTCTGTCGCGGTAAGCCGGGCAAACCGCCAGGGTGGCCGCGTCGCGGTTCGCGCCGCTGCACTGAATCTTCAAACACTGATCTGACCGCGTTCGCGGCAGTCACCAAAGCCCGCCCTGTGCGGGTTTTTTTATGCCCAGGAGGCACCATGTCCCTTGTACTTCAATTGCGTAGCGAACGCGCCAAGCTGAATGAGCAGGTCCAGGCTTTGGCCAAGATCGAATCGGACGGCGGTGATCTGTCCGTCGAACAGCTGGCCCAGTTTGTTCAACTGGAAACCCAGATCAAGGATTTAACCGCGAAGCTCACGCGTGCTGAAGCCGCAGAGCGTATTGCGGCCGAAAGTGCGGTGCCCGTCGAGGAAAGCGCCCAGGGCAATAAAGGCTCCCCGACGCACATCAGTACCCATAGCGAACCCACCAAGCCGGGTGTTGCCATGGCGCAAATGGTGCGCCTGATGGTCCAGGCCGGCGGCAATCAGCAGGTCGCGGCTGAAATGGCCAAGACGGGCGGTTACGGCGCTGATGTACACATGGCGCTGTCCACTGTGACCCCTGGCTCTGGCGGTGTGCTGGTGCCGGAGAATTTTAGCACCAGTGTTATCGAATCGCTGCGGCCCAAGTCCGTGGTGCGCAAGATGGGCGCAGTCAGCCTGCCGTTGAACAACGGCAACCTGACCATGCCTCGTGTATTGGGCAACACCCAGGTGACCTACCTGGGTACCGAGGAGGACATTTCGATCACCGAAATGCAGTTCGGTGACCTCAAACTCTCCTCCAAGAAAGCCGCAGCGATTGTGCCGATTTCCAATGACCTGTTGGCGTATTCGGGTGTCAATCCGCGCATCGACTCCCAGGTCAGCAGTGATCTGGCGGTCAGCATGGGCTTGTCGGAAGATCTTCACTTCATCCGCAGTGCTGGAGGTGGCTCGCTTCCGAAAGGTCTGCGCTACTGGGCCCTACCAGGGAACGTGATGGGGGCGCCTGCTGGTGCAACGCTGGCGATCGTTGACCTGTACCTGGGTGGCATGATGCTGCGCCTGGAATCCGCCAACGTGGACCTGGCCGGTTGCGGCTGGATCATGGCGCCGCGCACCATCCGCTGGCTGCAATCGTTGCGCGACGGCAACGGCAACAAAGCCTATCCGGAAATCGACGGCGGTATGTTGAAGGGTTATCCAGTGGCCTTGACCACTCAGGTACCGGTCAACCTGGGCGCCAACGGTAATGAATCCGAGATCTACTTCGTGAACTTCGCTGATTGCTACATCGGTGAAGACACCACGCTGGCGATTGCGATCAGTACCGAGGCGTCCTACAAGGACGCCGCCGGCAACACGGTCAGCGCCTTCCAGCGTGACCAGACACTGATCCGCGTGATCAGTAAACACGACTTCGGTCCGCGTCACGTCGAGTCGATTTCCGTGGGTACCGGCATCACCTGGGGCGCCGGTATGTAATTCCCCTGGCCCTACCAACAGGCAGGGCCAACTACTTGAGCAGGCAACACTATGACCGATATGAAAATCGTCACCTTCAAGAAGGCTTGGCGTGGCTACGCCGTGGGGGAAACCGCGGGGTTTGATCCTGTCGCTGCTGATGCTCTGATTGAGGCGGGCCGGGCAAGGCTTTATGTGAAAAAAACTGAGGTTGAAAAGGTGGTCACCCCGCCTACTGCCGCCGAAAAGGTGGTCACCCCACCTACTGGTAAGAAAACCGGCGGCAAGAAGAATGCCGCCCAAAAGCCAGCAGCTCAGCAGACAACAGACCAACAGGAAGGCCCGCCGGAAGAAGAACCGCCAGAGCAGGAGTCGCCGGAAAATCCGCCGGAACAGCAGGAAGAAGAGGAAACCGAAGAAACCGAAGAGAAGCCCTAGGTCATGGCTCGTCGAGTGGAGTATTTCGGTGAGCCGGTCCTGACGCTTGCCCAGGTGGCGTTCCAGTGCCGTGTTGAGCCGGAGGACATGGCGCCGGAGCTGATCGAGCAAATCATCATCCCTGGCGTCACGGCTCAATGCGAGTCGAAAACGGGCGCGGCGATCCGGGGCGCTGTTTACGAAGAGGAGTGGCCAGCGGATCGGCAGGGTGGTCATGCGCTGGATGTCGGCCAGGCGACTGAGATTGTTTCGGTGTTCGCCCAGCAGTCCAGTGGCAGTTGGGTGGAGCAGGTCGGGCCGTTTGACCTGCGCCAGGATCAGCGGGAAAGCTTCCTGCACTTCCCCGCAGTTCGGCCTGCTGGGCGGCTGCGCATCAGGTACAAGGCAGAGCTTGATATTGACCTGCATCCTGGCGTGCGCAACTGGCTGTTGATGGCGGCTGCGACGATCTACCGACACCCGGAGGTGTTTCTGGTTGCGCAGACGCTGGCCGAACTGCCCTCGACATTCCTTGATCACCTGGTGGCGGATATCACCGTTCCTCCGAGGTTCTGAATATGGCCATGCGCGAACCGAGTGCCGGCGAGTTGGACCGTCGCATCCTGGTGCGATTGCGGTCTGATATACCCGCCGACGATCTGGGGCTAGATTCGGTGTTCACCGATCAGAAAAATCGGTGGGCAAAGATCGAGCCGGTTGGAACCGCAGTTTATGCGAACGGCGTTCAAACGGACGTGAAAGTCACCCACCGGATCATCTTTTATTTCTTGAAGGGCATGAGCGAGGCACATGAGGTCGTGCACGGTAACTCTATTTATCGAGTGCGCCGCGTTGCCGACATGAATGGTGCACGACGCTTCACGATATTGGAGGTTGAAGAGTTGGGTATCGTCAAAACCGGCGGAGGCATCTATGTCTAATTCGGCTTCTATAGACGGCTACTTGCACATTGAGGGTTACAACAACCTGCCGCGCGATATTTTCGATAAGCGAAAAATTCGTGCCGGGATGCGTAAGGCCGGGCGGTTGGTGATGCAAAGGGCCCAGATGAACCTTGCCCTGGCTCGCGGGGAGGAGGGATACCCCATCAACCGCACCGGGGCGACATTGGAGTCGATCACCTTCAAGGTGTCCCGCTCGGGTTTCCTGGTGAAGGTTGCCCCTCATAAGACCAGCAGGATGGAAGAGTACTACCCGGCCTACCTGCACTACGGGGTGAAGAAAGGCTCACGGCTCGGCAAGCTGGCACCTGGTAAAGGCAAGGGTAAATCCAACCGGCGCGCCGCCGGCGCACGTGCAGCTGCTCTTGCCGCGCGGGCTGCAGGTGAATGGCGGATCAAGCCCCGCGACAACTACATGGCCGACGCACTGCAGGACTCCAAGTCCGAAGTGCAAGCCATTCTCTCTGCGGCGTTCGCTGCTGCACTGAGCTGACCCCAGCCAGTATTTGTTGGCACCTCTAACGCTGGAACACACGATGAAAATCAGTCTGATCGTCGCGCAGCTGCGTGCGTACTGTCCTGCCTTTTCCGCCAGGGTATCGGCGGGTATTGATTGGGATGCGGTGGCCAGTAGCGCAAAGCTGAGTCATCCCTCGGCCTACGTGATCGCCGCCGGTGACGACGCATCCGCCAACGATGTGGATAACGCCATACGCCAGGATATCACCGACCTGTTTGACGTGATCCTGGTGCTCGATAGCACCGATGAGCGCGGCCAAGAGGCTGCAGATCTGCTGCACGATTTGCGTGCGAGCCTATGGAAAGCGCTGGTGGGCTGGAAGCCCAGTGTCGAGTACGACCCGATCGAGTACGGCGGTGGAAGTTTGATCTTCATCAACCGCGCTCGTGTTGTGTACCGCTTCAGCTTTGAGGCCGCGTTTCAACTGGGACGAAATCGGGCATCCGAACCTGCTGAAACGTGGGAGGAGTGGAAACTTGACGGCCTCCCGGCGTTTGAGGGCATGGATGTCAATGTCGATTTTATCGAGCCCTCTGACCCCAACCTACAAGCGCCCGGCCCTGATGGCCGGATCGACGCGCAGTTTTCCGTAGAACTTCCCCAACCGTAAGAGGATTTCTCATGTCCCGCATCACTGTGTACCCGGCTGAGGGCCGGAAGACCCCGGATCCGGAGGCCGGTGATTATTTGCCGCCCGAAGGCCGTGCAGTTCCCCGCAACACCTATTGGTTGCGGCGCTTGAGTGACCAGGACGTCACCGAACAGGCACCAAAGAAAACCAAGGCTACGACCGAACAGGCACCGAAAAAAACCAAGGTCACCACCAAACCTGCCGTCGATGTCGTCGCGGCTGAACCTGGGAGCGCTGAGTAATGAGTGAAGTCAGCTTTAACACGATTCCCAGTGACATTCGGGTGCCGCTTTTCTACGCCGAAGTGGATAACAGCCAGGCGAACAATGCGACATCCAGCATGGCGCGACTCATCGTCGCCCAGGTCAACGATGACTCGGCTGCCGAAGAGATCGGGCAGTTGACCTTGGTCTCCAGCCTTGGGCTGGCCAAAAGCATCGGTGGCGTTGGTTCGATGCTGGCACAGATGTACGAAACCTGGCGCTCCAGCGATCCCGCTGGCGAAGTCTGGTGCTTGCCCGTTAAGGGACTGGGCACCAAGGCCGCTGGCACGGTCACCATCACGGGAGCTGTCACTGCCGGTGGGGTGATCAACCTGTACATCGGCGGAACCCGTGTACGCGCCACGGTGGCGACCGGTGCCAGCCCCACGGTGGCAGCTGCTGCTTTGGTGGCAGCCATCAATGCTGCCGGCCTGGCGGTCACTGCTGCAGCGGTCGCAGGTGTTGTTACCCTGACCTGTAAGTGGTCCGGTGACAGTGGCAACGACATTGCGCTGCAACTCAATCGGCTGGGCCGCAACAATGGCGAGACTACCCCGGCAGGGCTGACGGTTGTGCTTGCTGCAATGACTGGCGGCGTTGGTTCGCCTGATGTGGCCGTTGCTCAGGCGAGTCTGGGTGATGAGCCTTTCGAGTTCATCTGTGCGCCTTGGTCGGACACGACCTCGCTGGATGCCTGGAAGGAATTCATGGGCGATTCCAGTGGCCGCTGGAGCTGGGCCAAGCAAATCTATGGCCATGTGTATGCCGCCAAACGCGGCACGTTGGGTTCTCTGGTTGCGTTCGGATCTGCGCGTAACGATCAGCACGTCACGGTTCATGGGTTCGAGGCTCTTGTGCCGGATCCATTTTGGAAGGTGGCAGCGGGCTACGCGGCGCGCCAGGCAGTGTTTATCTCCGCTGATCCGGCTCGACCCACGCAAACCGGGGAACTGACTGGTGTTAACCCAGCGCCGGCGGGCAGCCGCTTTTTGCTGCTTGAGCGGCAATCGCTGCTGACGCACGGTGTCGCAACGGCTTACTACGGTGGCGGTGCAGTACGCATCGAACGCGCAATCACCACTTATCAGCGCAATGCGTTTGATCAGAACGATGATTCGTACCTGGACAGTGAGACGTTGCACACCTCTGCCTATGTCATCAACTTCCTGAAAACGCGGGTGACCAGCAAGTATGGCCGTCACAAACTCGCCGACGACGGTACCCGCTTTGGCGCTGGCCAGGCGATCGTAACCCCTTCGGTGATCCGCGCCGAAATGATCGCGGGTTATTACGCGCTTGAGCAGTTGGGCATTGTCGAGAACGCTGACGCTTTCGCCCAAAACCTGATCGTCACGCGATCTTCGACCAACCCCAACCGGGTCAACGTCCTGTATCCGCCGGACCTGATCAACCAACTGCGCATCTTCGCGCTGCAGTATCAGTTCCGCCTGCAGTACGCCGCAGACGCCGCGTGACGGATCGACTAACCATGGCCCGCCAAGTGCGGGCTTTTTTGTAGGAGTAAGGCCATGGGCCAGAAAGTCGCCGGCACCGTCTACATCAAGGCGGACGGTATCCAGTTCACAACGACGGGTGGTGTGGAATGCCCGCTGAGTGACGTTAAGCGCGAATCCGTAGCGCCAGGTTTTTTCAAGGAAGAGGATCTGGTGGCCTATGTGAAAGCCACCATCGTTCATTCCCCTGACTTGCCCATCAAGCAAATCACGACCGCCACGGACCAGACCATTACCGTCGAGTTCAAGAACGGTGGCGTTTACGTATTGTCAGGCGCCTACGTCATCGGAGAGCCGGTGTCGAAGGGTGACGACGGGACCATCGACATCCAATGGGATGGCACCAAGGGAGGTTGGCAATGAGCGAAGTCGTAAAGCTGTCCGCGCCTATTGAGGCCCACGGCGCGCAATTGAGCGAGCTGACCATTCGCCGACCGACGCCGCAGGAAGCCAGGGCCATCAAGGCGTTGCCCTACAAAATCGACAAGGATGAAGCCGTCTCGATCGATCTGGACATCGCGGCCAAGTACATCGTCGTTTGCGCGGGCATCCCGTCGTCCTCGGTCAACCAGCTGGACCTGTCTGACCTCAACAGCCTCAGTTGGCAGATTGCGGGTTTTTTCATGACGCCGGCATCTGCGACCTTGACGGCCTGATAGCCGTTGCCTACGACCTGGCCTATTTCTGGAAAACGGACCCAGAGCTGGTTATGGCCAGGTCGCTGGATATCGTTCTTGAGTCTATTGCGCACGCCCAGCGCATCAACAATGTGTTGGAGGGGGGGTGATGGCAGATAAATTTCAGCTCAAGGCGTTGATCACCGGCGTTGATAAGCTTTCGCCTATGTTGGCCGGCGCCCGTAAAAACGTCGCCGCGTTCCGTAAGGGGCTGGAGAAAACCGGCCTTGGCAAGATTGGGTTCAGCGATGTCGTCACTGGCGGCGTATTGGCGGCACCCTTTGTCGCGGGTGCCAAAGCGGCCATTGATTTTGAGTCGCAGATGGCAGACGTGAGGAAGGTTGTTAACTTCGACACGCCGCAACAGTTCAAGCAGATGGGGGATGACATTGGCCGAATGTCGGACCGCTTGCCGATGGCTGCTGGCGACATTGCCAAAATTGTCGCTGCAGGCGGACAGGCGGGTTTTGCGCGTGAAGAGCTGCTGGGCTTCGCTGAGTCCGCTGTGAAGATGGGGATTGCATTCGACCAGACTGCCGAGCAAAGCGGCGACATGATGTCCACCTGGCGAACCGCGTTCAGGATGACCCAGGAAAGCGCAATTCGCCTGGCCGATCAAATTAACTACCTGGGCAATACGGGGCCGGCCAACGCGCAGAAAGTGTCGGCGATTGTCACGGAGGTAGGGGGGCTAGGGGAAGTTGCGGGTCTGTCAGCGGCTCAGGTCGCGGCGCTCGGTGCGACGATGGCCGGCGTCGGCGTGAAACAAGATGTGGCGGCAACAGGCATCAAAAACTTCATGCTGTCATTGACCAAGGGCACTGCGGCGACCAAGAGCCAATCGCAGGCTTTTAAATCATTGCGGCTGGATTCGAAAAGCGTTGCTGAGGGTATGCAGAAGGATGCACAAAAAACCCTGCTGGATGTCCTCACGCGTATCTCAATGGTCGATGCCACCAAGCGTCCGGCCCTGTTAACCGAGTTGTTTGGCAGCGAGTCGGTAGCGGCCATTACGCCCTTGCTCACAAACGTCGAACTGTTGCGCACGAACCTGCTGAAGGTGGGGGATGCCACCAAGTATGCCGGCTCGATGGAAAAGGAGTACCAATCAAGAGCAGACACGACGGCAAATAACCTGAATGTATTAGGCAACAACGCCGACGGCGTGTCTCGGGCGTTTGGTGAGGGGTTACTTCCGAACATCAACTCGGTGGTGGACGCCATGCGGCCAATGATCACCCAGGCAGCAGAGTTCATTAAAGCCAATCCCCAACTGGTCAAAGGCTTGGCGGTTGCGGGTATCGCGTTCACGGCGCTTCGTGCAGGTGTTTTTGCCGCGACCGTGGCCGTGCGGGTGCTGGGCGTTGCCTTCGCGGCCACTCCGATCGGCATCATTGCGGTGGCAATCGCGGCGGCGGCAGGCTTGATCGTCGCCAACTGGGAGACCGTCGGGCCTTTTTTCACTGCGTTGTGGGATCTGATCAAGGCTTACACCACCCCCTTCATCGACTTCATGAAATCGGTTTTTGGTTGGACGCCCATGGCGCTGATCATTAAAAACTGGACGCCGATCACGGAGTTTTTCAAGAAGTTATGGGAGGACATTCAGCCCTACATTCAGCCGATTTTGAAACTGTTTGGCATGGAAGACGGTGGTGTCGGCTTGACCGCAAAGGTCCAGCAGCAGGCCGAGGCGCAACGCATTCGCAATGCCGATGTGGGTGGCGGTACGGGGGCGTTCTTGTTGGCGGATGCGCCGCAGACAATGCGCAGTCAGCAGGCCCAGCGTAACGCGACCCAAGCAGGGGTAGATCCGAATCAGTTGCTGCGGGTACCCGGCTTGCCGGCTCCCGGCTCACTGCTCCAGCAGACGGCAGCGGCGAACAAAACGCAGCTCAACGGTGAGCTGGTGATGCGCTTTCAAAACGCTCCGCCGGGGATGCGGGTTGACCCGGCAAAAACCAGCCAGCCAGGGCTTTCCATTACACCGAAGGTCGGCTATCGGTCCTTGTCGGGAGATGCACCATGAGTGAGTGGCGTGACCGAAAACAGGCCGCATCCTTTCGTGGGGTTCCGTTTTGGGTCGATACCGATAATGTGCCAGTGGGCCGGCGCACGCAGGTCCACGAGTACCCCCAGCGTGATCAGCCTTACACAGAGGACATGGGGCGCCAGACACGCAAATACCGGTTTTCCGGATTTGTCGTGGGTGACGACTGCTTGTCGCAACGTGACCGCCTGCTGACCGCGCTGGACAAACCGGGCGCGGGCGAGTTGGTTCACCCCTGGTTTGGCCGGCTGACGGTCACGGCGGGGGAGTGCGAGGTCTCCCACGCGCGGGATGAGGGGGGCATGGTTCGCTTCGCGCTGGAGTTCATTGACGGCACGTTGGAGTTTCCAGTCCAGGCCCCCAATACCAAACAGCAACTGGTCAAACAGCAGGATTCGTTGCTGGCATCTATACAGAGTCGGTTCAGCACTGCGATGGCCGCCGTCAACTTGGCGGGGCAGCGAGCGCGGGCATTGCGTACCGCGTTGTCGAGCGTGTACGCGTTCGGTATCAACTTCCTGAAACCCATGACGTCGTTGGCGTCGGATCTAGATGCTTTCGTGAATGGCCTGGTGAACGCTCCGGATGCGTTTGCGGCGAGCTTGTTGAGTGACCTGACTCGTTTGGAAAGGACGTTTGACGGTTATGGCGCCGGCAGTCAGCTGAAGAGCAGCCAGGCCATGGCGGAGGCTATCCCGGCGCTTGAGACTGTGGCGCCTGTGACGTCGACCGCCGATGAAGCTGCGTTTCAAGCGGCGGTCATCGGGTTGATCCAGGACGCTGCCATTCTGGACCTGGTGCTGGACATAGCAGAGGTGCCCATTGCTGATGTGTCCAGTTCTGGCCAGGCCGCTAGCGTGGCTGCCCAGCTGGGTGAACAGGGGCTGACGACGGTAGCGAGTGAGGCCGAGCTGACCAGTGTCCCGGTCGCTGACGACATTCTTGAATTGCGTGATGCAATCAGCGAGGCCGTATGGGCCGTTGCTGCCGATAGCGCTCCGGATCACTTCAGCGTCCTCAGTGATGCACGGCTACGCCTAGATCGCCATTTGACCGAGGTTGCCCGCAGTGGTGTGTGGTTGCGCGCCTACACCCCACGGCAAACGGTTCCGTCGCTTGTTCTCGCGTACAGCCTTTACGGCGATGCGCTGCGCGGCGCTGAGATTGTTTCGCGCAACCGCATCCGTCATCCCGGTTTCGTGCCGGCCACTGAGCTACAAGTCGCCAAGAGCTGATTATGGATCAATCCAATATCGTCACCCTAAGTGCTGGCGGGTACGACTACGCCGGGTGGAAATCGGTGCGGATCAGTGCCGGCCTGGAGCGCCAGGCCCGCGACTTTGAGTTGGGCATCACCTGGAGTTGGCCAGGCGGTGGTGATGTGCCGGTACGCATCAAGCCGGGTGAGGCGGTTGAAGTGCGGATCGGTAGAGAGCTGATCCTGACGGGGTATGTGTCAGCAGCCCCCGTTCAATACGATGGCCGGGCCGTCAATCTGTCGATCTCGGGAAAATCACGGACAGGCGACTTGGTGGACTGCGCTGCGATCAATACCCCAGGTCAATGGCGCGCCCAGAGCGTGCAGAGCATCGTTGCAGCCTTGGCGGGTGAGTATGGGATCACTGTTGTTGATGATTCTGGCTTGGCGCAGGCGATCGATGACCATACGATCGAGCCAGGTGAAACGGCATTTGAGAGTATCGACCGATTGCTGACGCTGTCTCGCCTGTTCAGCACCGACGATGGTCGCGGGCGGTTGATCATCGCCTCACCTGGTAGTGCTGGCCGTGCGGCTGATCGGCTGGTGTTGGGTGAGAACATCCTGACCGGCGATGCACAGATGGATTTTTCCAATGTGTTCTCCCAATACGTCAGCAAGGGTCAGCGCAGTGGTACCGATACGAGCTTCGGTGTCGCCGCAACAGAGGTCGAGGCATCGGTTACCGACGATCGAATCGGTCGCAAACGCGTCAAGGTCATCCAGCAGTCAGGTCAACTTACCCCAGCTATCGCGCGTGCGCGTGTCGTGTGGGAGCGCGCCAACGCCATCAGCAAGGCCCTGGCGGCCACCTACAAATGCCAAGGGTGGCGGCAAAGTAACGGCGAGCTGTGGCGGCACAACATGATTGTGCGTGTGGTGGATCCCACCGTTGGTTTTGACCGGGACATGCTGATCACGGAAATCAGTTACGAGCTCGACGAGCAAGGCACTTTTGCCACGCTCAGCGTCGCTCCGCCTGACGGTTTTCTGCCCGAACCGAACGATGCCTACGAGAAGCGCAAGCTTCGCAAGGGCAAGAAAACTGACAACTTTGAATACCTCATACCTGCGGACTACAAACCCTCATGAGCGCACTGACGAACTTCCTCGCGCGTGGCGTGGTTGCTTTAGCCAACTCAGCCAGCAAGTTGCAGAGCCTGCAGCTTCGTTTGCTGGCTGGTGAAGTGAAGGACCAGGTTGAACACCTGGAGCCCTATGGGTTCACGGCCTGTCCGCACGCCGGTGCTGAGGCCCTGGCTGGCTTCATTGGTGGCGATCGCAGTCACGGGGTGGTGATCGTCGTCGCGGACCGGCGGTTTCGTCTGCAAGGTCTGAGCTCGGGGGAGGTGGCCATGTACACCGATGAGGGCGACAAGCTCCACTTCAAGCGTGGACGGATCATCGACATTGAAACCGTGACGCTGAATGTCAAGGCCACGGAGTCTGTGAACTTTGATACGCCGCTGATCAAAACGACTGGTCGCATTGAATCGGATGGAGATCAGGTCGCCGGCGGCGTGAGTCAGATCAATCACCCACATGAGGGTGTGCAGAGTGGGAACGGCCAAAGCGGGCCGCCCGTTGGAGGCACTTGATGATCGATCGTGAGCAGCTTCTTCGCCGCGCCGTAACCATCAGCTTGTTTTCCTGGCGCCGGGCCAATGATGACGATGACTTGGACGACAGTGACCGCCAGGGTTGGTGGGGAGACAGCGTGCCCACCGTGGCGGGCGACCAGATAGGTTCACGCCTTTGGCTGTTGCGCCGACGATCGCTGGTGCCGGACACCTTCAAGGATGCCAAGGATTATGCCGATGAGGCCCTGGCCTGGATGGTCGCGGATGGCATCGTCACGGAGGTCGCTGTCACCGTAGAACGCTACGGCATCAACGGGATGCGCATGAGCGTGCTGATGACAGAGGCAAACGGCGAAACGCTAGAACTGGCCTTTGAGGATACCTGGAGTTTAATCAATGCCTTATGACATCCCAACGCTGCCTGCGCTGATTACGCGCACGGAGGCAGACTTTGAGCGAAACGCTCCCGATGCGTTGCGCCGATCTGACGCCAAGGCCGCTGCCCGTGCACACAGCGGCACCGCCTTCGAGCTGTACGGCTATCAGCAATGGATCGCCAAGCAGTCGCACCCGGCTACCTGCGATGAAGAAAACCTTCTGCGCTGGGCTGACTGGCGGTTGGAGAAGGGGAGAACAGATGCAGTGGCTGCCACGGGGCTGATCGCCGTGACAGGCACGTCTGGCGCCCTGGTCGACGCTGGTGTCGTCTACCAGTATGAGGACGGGCGCCTTTATACCGTTACCCAAACCACCACCCTGGTGGCCGGTGCCGCCGTAGTGCCTGTTACGTCGAATGATGTCGGAACAATTGGCAACCTTGCGGCGGGCAACTTGACGGCGGTTTCTCCAGTGATCGGCGTAAGTTCCACGGCCACTATCGGTGTCGATGGCATCGTGGGTGGAACCGAGAAGGAAACGGTAGAGGCTTTGCGGTCCAGGGTACGGCAGGCGTTCAAGAACCCGAGCAAGGTGGGGAACGGTGCGGACTTTGTTGAATGGGCCTTGGAGGTGCCTGGGGTCACTCGGGCCTGGCCTCTGCCGCGCTGGATGGGGCCGGGTACGTTTGGCCTGACCTTTGTTCGTGACGCGGATGTCAGCATTTTCCCGACGCCTGCCCAGGTGGCAGAGGTTCAGGCTCATTTGGATGCCAGGCGCCCAGTTACCGCTGAAGTCTACGCCTTCGCGCCGATTGATCGGGTGCTCAACTTCTCGATCAAGTTGACGCCTGATAGCACTGTGCTGCGTACGGCGGTAACGCAATCATTGGCAGGGCTGATCAATGATGAAGCGGGGTCTGACTCGACCCTGTTGATTTCCCATATCCGTGGCGCGATCGGCAACACCGCTGGTGAGACAGATCATGTGTTGTCGTCTCCCACTGCCGATGTGGTCATCGCCAATAACGAAGTGGGTTCACTTGGGGTGATCACATGGCTTTGAGTGAAGACGACTACAAGCAGCAAATGCAACAACTGCTGCCGCCCGGTCCGGCATTTGACATTGAACTACAGCCAGATATTGCAGCACTGGTTGCGGCCTTCGCTCCCGAGTTCTGGCGCATTGATGTCGCCCTGGATGACCTTCAAGCAGAGCTTAATCCCGCCAGTGTCACCCAGCTTTTAACTGACTGGGAAGAGTACCTGGGCATTCCTGATGCTTGTGTTGTGCCGGGATCGCAAGCGGTGGCTGAGCGCCGTCAAGCGGTGCTGAACAAGATGAGTGCGACCGGGGCTCCCCAGCGTGCGTATTACCTGCGAATGGCCACGCAGACCGGCATTGGCATCACCATTGATGAGTTCCGCCCCGCCCGTGTCGGCTCGACCAATGCGGGCGACTTTCTGTATGGCGAGGGTTGGCCCTGGAGCTGGCTGGCGTCGGCACCGATCGAGGCGTTCGGTACCGCAGAAGCCGCCACGCTGGATTGTCGCCTGCAGCTGGAGGCGCCTGAATACACAGACGTGGTGTTGGGCTTTGGGCAGGAAGTAGTCGCCGGCATTTTTAGTCAGGTCGACACCTTTTTTAACGCGATCCATTACGTGATGCCCTCAGCGATCGCCGGCATTGAGGACTAGTAGCATGCAGCGAATTTCTAGTTGGACCGATCTGGTCACGGCGCTTGGCGGGTTTCGCTACGGCACCATAGTGGGCGGCGTGAGCCCCACGCCGATTAAGGCTGAATGGTTGAATACCGTTCAGGAGGAGCTGTGCAACTTGATACTGGGGTATCTGCCTGCCCTGGATGTTGAGGACAACACTCAGGTGCTCCAGGCCATTCAGGCAGCAATCGCTAACTATGCAGTGAGGGCAACGTCATTAGCCGGGTACGGCATCCTTGATGCTTACACGAAAAATCAAACGGACTATCTACTGTCCGGAAAGGCGAACAACGCCATTACTCTGGGCGGTTATGGCATCGGCGATGCCTACACAAAGACGGCCACAGATTCACTCCTCAATTCTCTGCATCAGACTATCCAGGCTGCGCTGGACGCCCTTGACCTGGCGAAGCAAAACAAGAACACCGCGTTGTTGAGCGCCAATGGGTGGAAGCTGGACAGCGCTACGGGGCTCTTAGAACAGTGGGGGCAAGGAAGTGTTGGCGCCGACGGCGTGAGTGGCCCAATAGACTTTCCAACGCCATTTGCTGAGGTCTACAACTGTTTCGGCAACAAAGTATCTCCTAATGCCACAGACGGTGATGGCAACTCGGCGGGTGCTTATGCGGTAAGCAATACGCAATACAGACTGTTCAACGACACGGTGAACTTTGGGGTAACGATTCACTGGCGCGCGATTGGCAAAGCGCCTGGGTATTAACCCGTGCTCTGCGCGCAGTACTTAAAGGAACAACCGCCCCGCAATGCGGGTTTTTTTTCGACTGGAGAAACGTGAATGACCGATATTTCAGCACTGGAGGCTTACGCCGGCCAGTTGGCTGAGGCGGCTGAACTTGCCACTTCCTCAGCACAAACGCAGCATGCGGTTGTCAACGGTGACGCGTCGACGGACGTGCTTACCGAATCAGGACTGGTACCGTCGCTGGCCAAGCAGGCGGTGTTGTCTCAGGCCAAAGTCACAGCGTCGTTGACTGAGGTAGCTTCGCAGATGGCCGGTGCGATGACTTATCCATCGATCGCACTAGGGTTGGCTGGAACAGTATCTGGCGGCTATTTCAGTGTGCCGTCGCCCGACGCCGATGAATATTTGATCCTGTACGAGAACGTCGCCGGCGTGGCGACTGAGCGAAAGCGCTACCCGAGTGCGGACGGCATCCTGAACCTTATCCGTAAGACGGGCAGTCGCGACGTGTTACGTATTCTGGATCAAGTCGGAAAGTCGGCACTGCGAATCACCAGGTCCGGCGGCTTTATTGTCCTGGGCCGGGATATATTTGCAGAGTTGGGTGTGGCCCTAGGCGTGGCTAAAAATGTCTTGTTCAGTGGCAGTGCCCGAGGTGGCGCAATCGCATTTGGGGACAGTCAGGGCAAGGCGCCGTTGACGCTGACCAGAACGGGCCGATTCAAAGTGTGGGGCCGTGACATCCTTCGCGAGTTGGACGCGCTTGGCGATGGTGCCGCGTTCGCTGCCAAGCTGGCCAGCATCAATCAGATGCTCACCCCAAACACAAACCTAATCGTTGCGGGTGACTCGCTGTCTGCCTACGCGGATTCATGGGTGCGCACCTTGATTCCGGCGCTGACGGATCAGAGTCGTACCCTGACGAATCTGGCAGTCGGCGGGCAGACGTCCTCTCAGCAGGCCGGGCGCCTCGGTGCGTTACCGTTCCTGCTCACGCTTCAGAACAACAAGATTCTGGCGTCGGGTGCAACGACTGTATCGACCTCTCAGATGCTCGCCCCGGACGGGGTGACCTTGACCACTGTCTGGCCTATATCGTCACAGGGCACTGGGCCGACCTGGCGTGCTCGCGTTTCTGGCGTGCTGGGCACATTCTCCAGCGCCACGTTTACCGGTGAGGTACCCACTGCGTTGGTGTTCACGCCTGATGCAGGACAACTCTCAGCGGATCTGCCTGTAGAGATAGGTGTGCCCACCGAGTCGGTATGGGCCGCTGGGCATGAGTACGACACCCTACTGATTGCCATGGGTCGGAACAACTTCCAAGACACAGCGACCGTTAAGCGCGACTGGCTGGCGGTGAGGAACTGGCAGCGCACGCTCAACAAGCGGTGCGTCATGGTCACCCCGCCGAACATGTCGGGCGAAGGTATCGCTTCGGGACCGGCCAAGTACGCTGCGATCGTAGAGCTGGAGCGCTACGCGCAAGAGCTGTTTGGTGAGTACGTGGTTGTGTCGCGCCAGGTGCTCATGCGTCACCCGGATACCAGCCTCACCGCCGACGTCGACGCAGTGGCCGACGGTCGTGTGCCTCCATCGCTAACGTCCGACGGACTGCATTGGTTGCCGGCAACGGGGCATGCGTACATACGAGCGGCTGCGGCTGCCATCATCAACCGTAAGGGATACTGAAACATGACCACCCAAATCCTCTCTGACGCCGCGTTCTACGACCCGAACAACCTGATCCCGTACATCGAGCTGGACGACTCCATCGTGCGTGGTGCCACCATGGCGCTGCTCGATTTCAGCAACGACGATTGCTATACGGGCAGCGGCGCGATCGCCGCCGGTGCGCAGATGCTCAGCCTTACCAATGACCGGGCTGTGGCTACTGCTGCTACCGCGCTGGGTGCTGTGACGCAAGGGCTCCTTGGCATTCCGAGTACGGTGACCAGTCCAAAACTCAACTTGCCCAACAGCTTTTTGCTGCCGTCCACTTGCCGGCGGTTTCTGTCGATCGCCTGGCTGAAGGCACCTGCGTCCGGTTGGGCTGCCTCTGGGTCGACCTACTCCCTAATCGGCGTTCTCAATAACACCACGACGACGGCGCAGTGGGGCATCACGCTGACCAATTCGGCGGGCACGATTGCCAAAGCCACTGTGATTTTTCCGATCTCCGCGAGCTCCGCCGGCGCCCTTGATATTTCAGCTTCAGCTCTGGCCGCCATATTGGACGGCAACCTGCACCAGCTGGCCGTTGAGTGGTCGGTGAATGATGTTGCACACACGTACACCGTCAATGTGTATTCGGATGGCGTGAAAATAGCGAGCGGGAGTGGTGCTTACACTGACGCTACCATCGTGGTCCCAGCAACTACTCCATGCATTGGCCGTGCGGGTGGCAGCTTTATCACCACCTACGCTCCTAACGTCTACATAGGGCGTCCATCGTTGTGGAATCTGACCGATCGCGCTGACCTGGTCGTGGCCAATATCTTGGCCGACGACGCAGAAGCCGCCGGGGGCTACCTCTCGTAGCAGCCAGTACATTCCCGTTGTTTCGTCGAACCCGCCAAGTGCGGGTTTTTTACGTCTGGAGAAAAGTATGCCGATTACCGAGCAGCAGTTGCTGCAGATACTTCCCCGAGCCGGCTGGCGCGCCGGCATTTTTATCCTCGGGCTTAACGCTGCCATGAGCCAGTACGCGATCGATACGCCGCATCGGGTCGCGGCATTCATCGCCCAGATCGGGCATGAGTCTGGCCAGTTGGTTCACGTGCGTGAGATCTGGGGGCCGACTGCACAGCAGGCCGGGTATGAAGGTCGCGCCGATCTAGGCAACACCCTGAAGGGAGACGGCTCCAGATACCGTGGCCGTGGCCTGATCCAGATCACCGGTCGGGCAAACTACACGGCGTGCGGAGAGGCGTTGGGCTTGGACCTGATCAATCACCCCGACTTCCTCGAGCTGCCGCAGCACGCCGCCATGTCGGCTGCGTGGTTCTGGTCGACGCGCGGACTGAATGCCCTGGCGGATCGCGGCGAGTTCGTGAAGATTACGCGCCGCATCAATGGTGGGCTCACCGGGCAGGATGATAGGCAGGCGCTGTACGACAGGGCGCTGAAGGTGCTGGCATGAGCGGTACAGGCTTCACCAGGTTGTCGCGGGTGCTGGCTAAGGCCGAGGACGACAGTCTTTTCTTTGAATGCCCAGGCTGTGGCATGGCCCACGGTATTTCCCATGGTGCAGGCCCTGGTCCGCGCTGGGGCTGGAACGGCAACGTCAATGCACCCACTTTCACACCGTCGATATTGGTCCGCTACACCTGGTCGGACGGCCCACGGGTTTGCCATTCGTTCGTGACTGATGGGCGCATTCAGTTCTTGGACGATTGTACGCACGAACTGGCAGGCCAGACCGTTGATCTGCCTGGCTGGGAGGATTAGTGATGACTATTTTGCAGAAGCTGGCATGCCTGCTTGTGGCGATGGGCATTGCCTTCGGATCCGCTTGGCAGGTGCAGACTTGGCGCTACGACGGGAAATTGGCCAATCAGGCCGAGTTGCATCTGGCGGATCTGTCATCGATCAGCAATGCCGCCACAGCCCAAGTCCAGGCCGAGCAGGATAAGCGCCTGGCTACCGAGCAGCGGCTTTCTGCTGCTGACCAACAACACAGTCGAGAACTTTCCGATGCCCAACGTAACCAGGCTGCTCTGCGTGATCGCCTTGCCACTGCTGATGTGCGGCTGTCAGTCCTTCTCGACGCCACGGATTCAGTCAGTGGCTGCAACGTGCCTGCCACCCCCGGCGCCTTCGGCGTGGTTCATGCAGCCCGTCGAGCCCAACTTGACCCAGCGCATGCTCAACGAATTATCGGCATCACCGATGCCGGCGACAAAGGACTGATCGCGCTGCGTGCGTGCCAAGCCTATGCAAAAGAAGTCTCTACATCGAAATGAAAGGAGCGGTCGAACAGGATGCGTCAACATCCAGCTCGGCCACCTTCCCTGCAGCGTTCCCCTGCAAGTCCAGCCAAGGCTCCTGCTTCGTGCACAAAGCGAAACGAGCCTAGCACTGTTTATTCATACAGCAAAGGTCTTGCTTTAATATGTCCACACCCATCATCCCTTGGATGGGCGGCAAACGCCGCCTAGCCGATCGCCTCATCCCGCTCTTCCCACCCCACGAATGCTACGTTGAAGTCTTTGCCGGCGGCGCCGCGCTTTACTTCATGCGACCACAGGCCGCGCCCGTTGAAGTTCTGAATGACATCAACGGCGACCTGGTGACGCTGTACCGCGTCGTGCAGAACCACCTGGAAGAATTTGTGCGCCAGTTCAAATGGGCACTCAGTTCTCGCCAGGTGTTCGAATGGCAGAAGATGACTCGCCCTGAAACCCTCACCGACATCCAGCGCGCTGCTCGGTTTTTCTACCTGCAGCACCATGCCTTTGCCGGCAAGGTGACAGGACAGACGTTTGGTACCGCAACCACTGGCCCGGCCATCAACCTGTTGCGGATCGAGGAGAACCTGTCTGCAGCATGGCAGCGGTTGTCCGGCACTTACGTCGAAAACCTCCCCTGGCTTGACTGCGCTGAGCGCTATGATCGCGCGCATACCTTCCACTACATGGATCCGCCTTACTGGCAGACCGCCGGCTATGGCGTGGATTTTCGCTTTGAAAACTATGAGCGGATGGCCGAATTCATGAGGCGCTGCGAGGGCAAGGTGATGGTCAGCATCAATGATCACCCTGACATCCGGCACGTGTTTAAGGGGTTTCACTTTGAGACAGTGGGCATCCGGTACAGCACGGCGAATCAGCGGCAGGGGAAAGCCGATGTCAGCGGAGAACTCGTGATTATGAATTGGGAGCCGGCAGCATTGGGAGGGTTGTTCTGAAAAGAGAAAGTCGGCGGGCTATTACTCCGCCGATTATTTAAGTTTTTGGTTGAAGTCATATATTGTCGCGGGACTTTCCAATTAGGGATTCAAGTTGAACTACTAGGTTCTGAATTTTGTTGAAGAACGATTTGTCAAAAGGTTTTTTGGCACTGAACGTTTTCAATAGTGCCTTTATTTCTTCATATGTGAACGGCTCTGATTCAGTTGTGTAGTCATGTGCTCGAAGCTTAATAAAAAAATTATTTTCGTCCCATTCAGTAATCACCTCGGGGAAATTTGTGAAGGTGAAATTGTTCACGCGCAAGTCATGCAGGAGCGATTCAGCTACCAACCCGCCTATTTCGCAGGAGCTAATACCTAGACGAGAAAAGTAGGTGCTCATAAATATTTCCATTCAATAGAGCAAACGATAAGCAAATAATATCTCTGCTTTTTAGCGAGGGTAATCTTTTTGCATTTCTGTGAAATTTTTTACGACCCATGCTGTTACAGTTTCACGACTTGGAGCCGTTGACTTATATTTTTCCTTCAGCATCCATTCGACGATGAGGCGGGTTCTCTTTTCTAGATCACCGTTATTTGCGCTTACCAAGCTATTGAGGTAAAGCAGCATTTCGTAACCCTCCTTTCGGCTTAGATGATTAGCATCCTCACTGATCAGCTTGGGGTTGTCTCCTTCCGATACCTTCCAACTGTACTCATAATACAAATCTGCTTTGGTCAACTTTGGCATGTGATGCCCTCTGTGTTCACCCGGTATGGGGTGATACCAAAATGCTGGCTGTACATTGGATTTTCAATCCTTAAAACCGGTCTTATTTGTAACGCCGTATTTCCCTAAATCAAGCTTTGCTAATCGGAAGGCAACGAAGTTGTGAACAAGGTCCTCCGCACAGAGCTCAGTGCGCTCAACGATCTCAACAAGTGCCTCGTACGATAGGAGTTTGCTATCGTCAGTGTGATGAGCGATAGCTTCGAGTAAAGGGTTGTCGGGAGCACCTTGGAGTATTACTAGGCAAAGCGGGTTGTGCGCAACAAGATTGCGACTTTCTGCAAGTTTCTTTGCGGTAAGAAGAGAATGGATGAAAGCCTCTTGGGTTACCTTTGGCGCATCTTGAGACTTTGCGAGGTCTCGGGCTAAGTCGATTCGTGAGGATAGTGGAGCGCGTGCAAAATGCTTATGAATTGTTTTCCCTGCCCAATCATGGATGCATTGATGGGTTGTTCGTTCGATGCTGCCAAAAGCGATGAACATTCGGCCAATCAATGGGGCCCACCGGGCTGAGTCTACGAGACTGACCATGTTTAGCTGCCACCTTTATCAAGTCGAGTCGCGAGTCGACCCCGGTTGAACAAATTTTATCTAACTGTTTGTATTTGAATAGAAAGGCTCGATCCAGTCTTGCAATTTTATCAGCGCTGTGATTAGGGATGTTCCAAACAAAATGAGCGTCACCAGCCAATGACGTTTAATCGTGTCGAGTATAAATAATGGATGAAGGCGGCTCGTGTCTAGCCAGCTAGTATCTGTCTTCAGTTTTTTTCGGCGTGCGAGCTCAAAAATACAGTGGAAGATTTCCAGTTTTCTGAGCGTGGATTCTTGCACCCTCAGGTAATCGCCAGCTTCAAATGCTTTAGGTTCTGCCTCACCTAGCAGTGCGCCTTTATCCCCGATGCTGTTCAATTCGATTAGCCTGAAAAGTCTGCCTGGTTTTCCGCTTTTTGAAGTGTGGTTGGCGTAGTGGTCGCCATACAGCCTCCATAATAATCTGGAGAGATTTATCTTTTGAGCATCCCGGACAACACATGGAACGCCACCCAGCGCCCTGTAACGGTGCTCCAGGGCGGGAAATCCATAATGATCGTTCCTCATATTCCAATGCACGAAATAGCAGTCATCGTGCTTGCTTAGGAATTGAAAGAATCCGTCCAGCATAATTTTTTCGAGGCGATTGAAATTCTCTGGGATTGTATCAAGGCAACCTTGGAGCTCAGCTGATTTGAGGATTGACCATGATTGTGTTTCCCCGCTAAGAAGGCGGCCGATCGATATTTGCGCTACCTTCACGGAACCGGTTGAGGAATTCTTATCGAACGATTCGCAGGAATAGTGGATGAAGTACACCCTGCCAGATTCTTGATGGAGATCTTCAACATCCTTCCTGGCTTTGTCCCGCTCCTTAATCGTGGTCGCCACTGACTCCAT